AGAAAAACCCGGACTTGGTGGCTGGCGTCGTAAAAGGTGTACTTGGTCTGGCTGCTGGACTCGTATTGCTGGGTGGATTTACGGTGCTGGTAAATGGGGTTCGCGCTCTTTATTTGGCGGGGGCCTTGGCAAAGACTGTCGTAACAAGCCTGCCTGGCTTAATCGTGAGTGTCTCCCGCAGCCTAGGCGGACGGCTGATGTCAGGACTTCGTTTGCTTGGCAACGGCATCGTTATTATCGGTAGGATCCTAATGGTTGCCGGCCGCGCCTTGCTGCTGAATCCAATTGGGCTGGTAATCACCGCGATCGGTGTCGCGGCCTACGTTTTATGGAAAAACTGGGACATCATTAAGCCGAAATTGGATGCGGCATGGGAAGGCATCAAAACTGGCTGGAATAGTTTCATAAATTTCTTTGTCTCTATTTGGGAGAGAGCGAAGTCATTACTGCCTAATTTCATAGTTGGGGCATACGCAGCCCCAAGCACTGCCGCAGGCGGGCCTAAAGTTGCTGGTGCGCCGTACGCCAGCCCCGCGCTGGTGAGCAACGCAATTGCCACCCCGGCGCAGAGCGCCCGCACGATCAACAACACGATCGTAATGCCGGACGGCAGAGTGCTGGCCAGCGTCGTCACGACAGAGCAAGCCAAGGCAGCATCCGGCCCGCAGGTTGGAACCAGCAGCTTTGACATCAATCGCATGCCCCTATACCCTGGAATGATCCCGCGATGACTCCCGATACCTACATGATTTTGGGCGACCTTAATTTCAGTCGCTACGAGGTCCCGGAAAACATCAATTTCGGTGGCGAGCAGGCGCTGACGATCCAAAAACTAGTCGGTGGCAAGCGGGTCATCGATGCCATGGGTCGGGATGATGAGCCGCTGCGCTGGTCGGGTATGTTCCAAGGAGAAAATGCGACGGCGCGGGCGCAGTACCTCAATTATCTGCGCATCGCCGGCAAGGTGCTGACGCTGACATGGGGCGAGTTCGCCTATTACGTTGTCATCAGGTCTGCTGTCATGGAGTATCAGCGTTCCTATCAAATCCCCTACACGAGTGTGTGAGGTCGTCGAGGACATGACGCTGCCGGTGACAACGTCGCCAGCGGCATCGATCGACACGGCGATTTCTGACGACATGGCGACCTGTAGCAACCTGGGCGATCAGATCGGTAATAGCACCTTGTCGAGCACCTTGTCGACCTTAAGCAGCGCCATCAGCACGGTATCGTCGTTCGCCAACGCCGCGCAGAGCACGATCAGCTCCGTCCTGACGCCGCTGGCGGCCGTGCAAAAGCAGGTCACCACGCTGATTGCCAGCACAGGAAACACGATCTCGAATATCACCACGGTAGGCGGCGTCCTGCCGAATAACCCGATTGCGACAAGCACGGCCAAGCTTACCAGCCAGATAGCCGGCTTCACGCAATTGCCGCTGCTGCTCAACTTGCAGTCGACGGCGGGCCGCATGGGGATGAACCTGGGCGCCGCGGCGTCGGGCAAGTCGGTCGTTACCGCCGGCGGCGACTTGTTCACCATGGCGTCAAAGGCTTATGGCGACATTGCCGCCTGGACCACGCTGGCGCGCGCCAACAATCTGACGGACCCTCAGTTGTCCGGCGTTCAAACAATCGTCGTGCCGCGCGTGGCCGATAGCACGGGTGGCGTCTATGAGAGTTAATCCGCAGCCAACTTCGCAGGTCAGACAGCCCCGCGGCATCGTGATGGTGAACGGCACGCGCGTTGATGCCTGGGTGCGCTGGTCGGTCGACAACAATACTTATTCTGAGGCGGATACGTTTCAGGTGGCATTCGCTCTGTCGGCGCTGCCGGCCGCATTCAACGATGCGTTCTGGTCGTCCACCGTCGAGGTATTTGTCGAGGTGCTTGCGGGGTTCCCTGCCGATGCCGACAACTATACCGCCGGCGAGTTGACTAGCTGGATTTATGGCCGCGTCGATGATGTTGAATATGACCCTGTATCGCGCCAGCTGCATATATCGGGCCGCGACTTGTCAGCTATCTTGATTGACGCGCGCACGACAGAATCATTCCAGAACCTGACGGCGTCGGGGGTTGCCAAGAAGCTTGCGGCGCGCCACGGCTTCACACCAAAAGTCGTCGCCACAAAAGACCTGGTCGGGGCGTATTACGAGACCGACACGGTGCACGTGAACACGCAGCGCAGCGAGTGGCAAGTGCTGACGACGCTGGCCGCCGCCGAGGGCTATGTTGTTTACGTCAAAGGCAAGGATCTGCATTTCGAGCCCGCCTCTACTGCGACCAGTACCTACGAACTGAAATGGGAACCGCCGTCCGACGAGAATGGCGCCTACAGTTTTAACGGGAAGTCCATCATTTTTCGGCGGGCCTTGACTATCGCTCGCGGCGTTGTGGTTGAGATCACCTACACCATGCCGAATAAAAAAGGCACGTACAAGATCACCTACCCAAACAAGGCGACAGGCATCAAGGTTGGCCAGAGCGCCGCAACGGCGCAGCTCTATCGGTTCACGATGTTGGGCGTTAGCCGACAGGCGGCGCTGAAGCGAGCCCAGCGAGAACACGCGGCGATCACCAAGCATGAAGTTAAGGCAAGCGCCCAGCTGCCGGCCGATGACCTGCTGAAGGCAACGAGCATTGTTTCGGTGGTCGGTACCGGCACCGCATTTGATCAAACCTATTACCCGGAGAGTATCGTGCGCGAAATGGATATTAGCAGTGGTTACAGCATGTCATTTAGCGGGAAAAATCATTCGCCTGAAACGGTGGTGTCCGCATGAAGGCGCTCTTGAACGTCATGCGGCAACAGGCCAGCGCAGTGCTGGGCGATCTGGCGCTGACAAGTACCGGCATCGTGCGCAGCTTCGACCCATCGAAATACGCGGTGCGGGTAGAGCTGCAGCCACAGGGCAATCTAACCGGCTGGATTCCACTGACCTCGCCGTGGGTCGGGAATGGCTGGGGCATGTTCTGCCCGCCGACTATTGGCGATCTGGTCGAGATTGAATTCCTTGGCGGGGACATCAGTTCCGGCGTGGCCGGCCTGCGCTTCTACAACGACCAGGACTTGCCGCTACCGGTGCCATCGGGCGAATTTTGGCTGGTTCATAAGTCTGGCTCGCTTCTGAAATTTCACAATGATGGAACTATCGAGGTCAGCGCATCGGCGAGGATGAGTTATACCGCAGCCGGACACGACTTCCATGGTCCTGTCACGATGGACGACACGCTTAACGCTGCCGGCACGATCACTGCCCCGATAGTGGACGGTACGACAAACGTGCTATTCGGCGGCAAGTCTGGTATCGCCCACGCGCACGGCGGCATTCAGCGCGGAAGCGGCACATCGGATGGTCCTACATGAGCGACTTGAACCATTATTTCGGCGGCGATTTGTCGCAGTCGGCCACTGGTGACCTGCTGAAGATTGACGGCACCACGCAGGGCGTGCAGCGCTTGCTGCGGCGCCTGCTGACGAACCCGGCCCTGACGGATAGCAGCGGAAACGTGATCGCGGCGGCCGACTATATTTTCCATCCAGAATACGGCGCCGGCCTGGCGCGCATGGTGGGCGATGTGGTCGATATCGCAAAAATTAAAGGCGCCATCAGGGGGCAAATGCTTCTTGAATCGGTTGTGGCGCGCACTCCGGCACCGGTGATCAATGTTGTTGAAATTCAGGGTGGTGTGTCTGTATCGGTGCGCTACAACGACGCCCTTACAGACACGCCCGTAGCGCTAGATTTTGATGTGAACCGATAGAAGACAGGGATTTATGGCAATCACAACAAAAAGTTTCACCGTGCTGGTTCAGGATGCCGTTACGGCAATTCAAGGTGCGGCTACGGGCCTAGTTGATTTGACAATTGGCTCAGTGCTGCGCGCCGTGACCGAGGCACTTGCAACAGTCGTGCTCTGGCTACAAGGCTTGTTTTTGGAGTTGCTTGCCAGAACGCGCGCGGCAACATCGAATGGCACCCATCTGCATAGTTGGATGCTGGACTTTAGTGTTACGCCAATACTGGCTAAAGCAGCATCTGGAGCGGCTACATTTTCGCGCTATACAGCAACAGCACAGGCTGTTGTTCCTGTTGGAACTACTGTCTTAACGGCTGATGGCTCCCAGTCCTACACGGTAGACCTCGACACAACGAACGCGGCCTACAGTGCAACGTTGGGCGGCTATGTTTTGGCGGCAGGCGTATCTAGTTTAATTGTCAATATCACTGCCGTCACGGCAGGAGCCGCCGCCAATGTGATCGAGGGGCAGATATCGCTGATCAATGAGCCGATTCCAGGGGTGGATACAGTGACCAACCCGGAGGCATTCGATAATGGTGCTGATGAGGAATCGGACACAGCGCTGCGCGCTAGATTCCCTGTGTATATGGCATCGTTATCGAAGGCTACTCCAGCAGCCATAGAAAATGCCATCAAAGAACTTGAGCTTGGATTGACTAATTCATTCACTGAAAATGTAAATTATGCTGGACTGGCTCAGCCAGGCTACTTCTTTGTGGTGGTTGATGACGGCACCGGCGCACCGCCGAGTAGCTTGATTTCGACCGTCTACAATGCTATCGAAGCGGTGCGTGGGGCGACGATTAATTTTGGCGTATTTCCGCCTGTAATCGTGACCGCCAACATAGCAATGACAATCACTACGGCGACAGGCTACGACCATGCCGATACCGTAGCACTGGTCATCACTGCCCTGAAAACCTATGTCAATTCGCTAACGATCAATGGCAGCCTGACGTTCTCTCGCTTGACTAGCATAGCCTACGGCGCATCGGATGGTGTGACGAATGTTACAGGAGTCACGCTTAATGGCGGCACTGCCGATCTGACTGCCAGCGAGCTGCAAGTAATTAAGACCGGCTCAGTGAGTGTCGCATGACAGGCGACAAAGACGACATCTTAGCGCGCATCAAGCGCGCGTTGCCAGGATCATGGTTCGGCTCTGACAGCCCATTGGTTGACGCGTTGTTGACTGGTCTTGCCACAAACTTAGCGTTTGTCTATTCGTTGTACCAATATGCAGCGCTGCAAACACGCATTCTGACAGCGACCGACGGCTGGCTCGACATGATCGCAGCTGATTTCTTCGGGACCAAATTGCAGCGGGCTGCAAATCAATCGGACACCAGTTTTCGAGCTCGGATTATCATTAACCTGTTCCGTGAGCGCGGCACGCGCAACGCGATCACCCGCGTATTGACTGATCTGACCGGTCGCGCGCCGATTATTTTCGAACCGCAAAGGCCGGCAGACACGGGCGCTTACGGTGGTCGCGAGACAATTTCGATTGTCGGCACGCCGAAGATCTACCGCTCAGACTGGCAAGGCAATCAGTTGCTGTATGCGACGCCGCGCACGAATGGGATCATTTGGAGCGAGGGGACCGTCGCACAATTATATGTATCCGGCAGCGTGACAAACGGATCGGCGCTAGTGTCGGCAACGTCCGGCTCAATCCAATTTGGCGATAACTCGCTAGCCCGTTACGCCTATCGTTATTTCACCCCAACTCTTGGCCTGGTTTATACCTTTTCGGCA